CATGTCCATTCCACCCTTCGGCTCCAGCTCGTACTGATCATGGAGGGCCACAGGGTCCGCATCCAGCGAGTCCTCCGCAAAGCGGTAGCGCAAGCTCTTGGAATCATACTGCACATACAAGCCCCACGCCTGTCGGTACAGCTTGCCCAGAGCCATGCGGAATAGCCGCGCCCGCAAATCCCCGCTCTGCATTGCCTGAGCGTTGATGCTCTGGATCTCGGTCGCCGTCCTGCGATCACCACTACTGCTCATCGCGCTGCTCATCGCGTAATCCGGGCTACCGATCCGGTTCTCCGCAATGGCCCGCGTCTGATTCAGCTCCTGATCAAAACTCACCGGAGGCTGCGGCATCTGCACCGGAGCCACGCCATACGGCAAAATCTGCCCCGGCTGGAACCGCAGATTGATGCTATTCGGCAGCTCCCGCTCCGCACGGAACAGCGGGCGGTTGTACAGCGTCATCGCGTCATGCTTATGATTCCACATCGCGGTCATGCTCAGTTCGAACGCCGCCAGAATCTCGCACACGCCTCTTGGACTGAACCAACCCTTGTCCTTGATCTCATACGGGAAGTCCACGAACGGCAACTGGTTATGCTCATACGGCAACTCCATCGGGTCCCGCAGATCAAGATCCACCGCCGCAGGGCTGTAAGTATAAACCTCCCACACCCCGTCATCCCGCTTCCTATAAACCTCCCAAACAATCACGCCATCCGTGTTCGTGGTGTAAGTAATACCCTCGCGCAACTGCTTCGCATCATCCTCGGTCGCCGCCCCCGGAATGTTATCATCCTGCTGCGGGTTCCCACGGATCTTCTCAATCGTCTTCGCATCACTCTTCCATCCAAGCTGAGCCGCCACCCGCTTGTAAGCCGGAACACTCATCGGCATCACATGCACCGCCCAGTCCGCATCCTGCAAATCCACCGTGTACGCCGGGACCACGAAATACATCGGATCAATCGCCTCGAATCCCACCCGCTTATCACCCGGATTCCAGAAGCACTTCATCACCCCACGCCCGCTCATCAGCGTGTAATCCACCCAGCTCAATACCTCATCAATGAAGTTGGTCTTCTCCCGGATCTTATAATTGAACCAATCCTCGGCCACCTTCGTATACGCATTCAACTGCTGGCGCATCGGCACAAAGCTGGCCACAACATCCATACCCAGAGCTTGCTGGAGGAACAATGGCTTGAGCTTCTCAATCGCCGTATCAATGAGCGGCCAATGCAGATCCGCCGCCTTCGGCCAGGGCTTATTCACACGGCGCAACCCATTGTGGCGTAACTCATACCACCTCGTCTGCCTCAGCTCCCACGGACTGCGTTGGCTCACAGCCTCGACAATCTGGCTTTGCAACGCGTTCCGCTGTTTGTCGTTCATCATAAAATGCTGCCCCTTTGTTATCCCCCAACATCACATCCAGCAAGCGCAACCCCTTTTTCGCTATGCTCTAGTGGGCCAATCTCATCCTCCAACCTCTCCATCAAACTCCGCCCATCCTCGTTCACCGCCCTCAAATACTCGTCCATCCGCTTCCCGCCACCACCACAGAAAGCCAGTACCACCGCATCCGCCCGATCAGGACTATTCACCCCACGCGCCCGCAGCTCATCCTTCCCCTCCAGCGTCAACTTCCCCTTCCCGTTCGTCCGCACCTTCCGGCTCACGAACTGCTGCAACAGCACCTCATCCGTCCCCACCGGTCCCAGATTCACCTTACCCTCCTCCACCATCCGCCCGAACTCAATCCACATCTCCGCCGCCCGATTCACGAACTGATCATCCCGGATGGCCCGCTCACCAAAGTTCACCCGCCGCACATCCCAACCCTCCGCCCTCAGCGCATCACACATCACCACACCCATTCCACCCACATCCGCATAAATATCCTCAGCCTTCAGCTTCCACTTCCTGAACTCCGATATGAACCTACCCACGCTGGCCATCGTGTCCTTATCCCTCCATCGGACCAGTCCCTTAACCGTGTTACCCTGACGCACCACCATCACGCTCTCATCCCCGCCCGCGCTGAAATCACAACCCGCCGTCAACCTGTGCCCGTCCAGTTCCTCCTTGGGTGGGCCAGAAACAACCTTCTGCCAGTCAGAGGTTTTGACCGCCGTGAGGCTCCCGTCATCCTCCATGAACTCCGCATAAATCATCGACCGAACCAGCGGATGCCCCTCGCCCCACCTCGCAAACTGATCATCGATCCACTCCTTCCGAATATGCGGGCAATCAAACGCGGTAACGGTAAAGGTCTGCCACTTACCATCATTCCGCCTGAATACATCGTAGAAATACCCGGAGCTACCACCAGGACTGCTCATTAGCAACGTCCGCGTAGGCTGGCACCGCTCCATCGACTGGAAGATCCCGTCCGGCACCGCCTTCGCCTCGTCCACAATATACATCAAATCCCCACTCGGACCCTGCACATGCCAGCCCTCCGCCTTCTCAGGATTGCTCGCCGAGAACCCGATACACCGGCTCACCAACTCCTGACCATCCACCCCCCTCTTCGGATATACATAGCGGATCTCGCCATCCTTGATCGAGAAACCATTCTCCTCTCCCCCCAACCCATTGATCATCTTTCGCAGATGGGGCCACAGAGCGTCGGCCACCTGTCGATACACACCAGCGGTGCAAACCACCAAACTCCCCGGCCAGCGGAGCATGTGCCATATCACCGCACTCGCGGCCACCATACTCGTCTTGCCAGAACCATTCGCCGCTTTCAAAGCTACCTTCGAGTGCTTCTCATTCAAAGCTCCCAACACCTTCTCCTGCCACGCATAGGTATCACGCAGGCCAAGCATCATCTTAGGGAAGTTCTGCAACTGCTGAGCCTCCTCCAATAGCTTACGCTGCTTCCAAGCAGGGATATGCGAACCCATGCCGAGTGAAGAGGATTTCTTTTTCTTAATTTGCTTGACTGCCATAAAATTGGTTGTGGGAGGGAGAGGGGGTATAAGGTAACAACCACCCCCCACCTGGGTGGTCCCCCACCCCCGTGGTCCTATTGCTACAGCCGCTTATTCGTATACACTATCCTATTTGGATTGACCCCCGAATGCTCCTAGTAGATTGCCGCTTATTGATAATTCCTTCCCGCCTTTCCCAGTATGCTCGAGCGATGCACGGGCTACATATCCGCGGGTTCTTTCTAGTAACCAAGCGGAGCCTTGCCATCCGTTGCCGCACGATCTCACGGTACTTGTAAGATCATATTCCCCCCTTGTCCTTGCCGCTTCGATTGCTTCCTTCCTTTCCGGGTATCGTGTGAGATACTTGGTGAAAGTCTTGTCCGTCATTCCGGCAAGGTGGCATAGACGCTCAAAGGGAATCCCAAGCGATGCGGCATCAAGGACACGTGACCAGTCCGAATCGGCTACCGACTTGGGATCAGGACCGTTTTTTTTCACGTAACCGGAGGGACGATTAATGGGCGCATTCCCTTTCCCCTTCTTTCCCGTTTTCCCTTCCTTCACCTGGACGATTTCCATGGGTTCACTTTGCGCCACAAAGCATGCCTGGGAATTTATTTTCCCTTTTCTGTCGTTTTCCGTTGCAAAGCATCGCATCCCATCGCATTCTCTCTCCGCGCTTCGATCACCGAAGCCTTTCTACACCATGAAAAAGTCCCATAAACTCCGTGCATTCCTAGCGTTTATCGCGCTCAACCTCCTCCTCCTCCCGATCCTTTGGCTCCTCGTGGACGCAATCCTTGGAGGTTCCCTGTGACCAACGGATTCGTAATCCACGAAGACTCATCCCGTGTCATCATCGCCACCGGTTTCTCCAAAGCTTCGGACAACCGGAAAACGGGCGACATGATCCAGATCTGGATCCTTTGCAAAGCCGTTGATCCCGTGGAAGCAATCAAACAAGGTTTGGATCGGCTCATCTGCGGCTCATGCGTCCACCGTGGCGACGGGACCGGAGGCGGGCGTTCGTGTTATGTAAATGCTGGCCAAGCCCCCCTTGGGATTTACCGAGCATGGAAAGCGGGCCGATATCCCACGCTCCAATTCATGGACATCTTCGCCGGTAGGAAAGTCCGATTCGGCGCATATGGTGATCCCACATGGATCCCCCTTCCCCTTGCGCTTGCAATCGCGGGTGTCGCTTCTGGTCACACGGGATACACCCACCAATGGCGAAAGCCTAGTTTGCAAGGGTGGCGTTCCATCCTAATGGCCAGTGTGGATTCCATCGCTGAGCTTGTGATCGCTCGGTCGCTCGGTTGGAGTACTTTTCGCGTGGGTTCCGAAGCTTCGGTGGGTGAATCCCTTTGCGCATCCGAGAGAGTCGGCACGCCTTGCGCCGATTGCCTGCTTTGCGCTGGGGCTCGGGGCGGACTTGAGTCTGTCCATATTCCGCCCCACGGGACCGGAGCCCGTCACTTCGTGGACATGCCCGCTTTGATTGCTTGAATTCCCCGGTGAGCCCATGCGAAAGCGTGGGTTCCACGGGCAATTGATGCCCTCTCAAAATATGCAAGCAATCCAAACAAAATACTTACCTCCCACGGACACCAAAGGTGCCCGCATCAAAGCAACCTGCGAAAGGGGAACCCGTACAATCCCGTACCCTTACGAATTGTCCGGTGATTCGGTCCATCGGGAAGCCGCGTTGCAACTTGTGGAAATGTTCGTTTCCCAAGATTGGAAGGAGCGGTCCACCCCCCCATCGCAGAACCCGTGGAAGCGGGCTTTTGTCACTGGTTCCCTTCCCGATGGAACTATGGTCCACGTTTTCCTTTGAACATATGAAAACATTGGATCCAATCGATCAATTCAAGCGCAAGGTGGAACGGGATGCATTCAAGTTTTCC